CTCCTCCTTGAGCCCGCCGGCCACTCACCCGGCGGGCGTTTCGTTGTCCTTGGCCAGCAACGGGGTCAGGTCTGAGTCGATTGACACTACCGTCTGCCATTCCTCGCGCACCCACGGCGGGCGGGCCGACTCATCCAGCGCCTTCAGGGCCTTCTCGATCTTCGCCCTGTCAGGCTTCAGGTAGCTGTAGTACTCGTGCTCGACGGCGTAGTTGACGAGGGACTGGTTGACGATGGCCTCGTCGAGGTTGGCGATCTCGCCAGTCTTGCCGTCAAGGCAGACGTAGCGCAGCACACGCTCATGCCTGGCCTTCGTGCCGGCGGGTGGCGTCCAACCGCTGAACCGTGCCAGCTCGGCGCCGCGGGTGCGGATGGCGGCTTCGAGGTTGGCAACGCTGAGATTGGCGGCCTTCTCCGCGGTCAACTGCTCTGCGTGGGCCTGCTCCCACAGCGCCTCTGCCGACTTATGCCAGGTCTTCCAGACCGCGGCGGCTAGGCGCGCTTGCGCCAACTCGCGTACCAACTCGGCCAGCGGTCGCTCGGTCTGCTGCTCAGTCACGGCAGAGCCTCCTCGACTAGCTCGCATTCGGTGACGTAGGCGATGGTGTGCTTGGCGATGGCGGCGGTGATGCACTCCTTGAGGTCGTCCCAGTCAGCATCGAAAGCCTGTGGGTCGATGGCCTTGTCTCGCATGTCCACGTTCACCCACAGATTGATGCCGAGGTCGTAGGCGACTTCGGGCACTTCGGGCGCCTCTGGCGGGTTGGCCAGCGCTGTGTCGTAGGCCGACAGCATGTTCGTCACGCTATGTTCTCAACGTAGGTCGGTGTGATGCGGAAGTTGTCGCCGTCGGCGTCGTTGAACACGAGGGCGTTGTCAGTGACCACGCCGCCCTCGATCTCTGTGTTGCCCTGTGCGGTTAGGAGAGCCGCCGCTAGAGTGGCGTAGCCGCCACATAGGAACCACACGCTGCTCAGTTGCTTCTCGAGAATCCAGATGATCACGCTGCCACCTTCTTCACCAACTCTGCCGCCGCCAACTGCTGCGCCGTCGCACCGAGGCCCACCGCGTCGTCGTGGAGGCGCTTGACGATGCCCTCCACGAGGGGCGCGCCGTTGTCGTCACAGCAAAACGCCAACGTGTCCGACCACCGCTCCAGTTGGGTGAGAGTCGTTGTGAGGTCGGTCATAGATCCCTCCTCTCCATGGCCGCCGCGACGGCGGCGTAGGCTTCCTCTGCGGCGGCGTCGGTGTCGTAGAACAGTTGCCGCATGCTGGGGTGCTCGCTGTCGGTAGAGAGGTCGACTAGCACCGACGCCTGGCCCCTATAGCGGCTGTTAGGGTCGGCATGATGGAGCGTCACACTCTGCACGGACTCAGCCCGGAGCGTGATGGATGTCTGGGCGCTGGTGATGGTTACGATGGCCATGCTCAGTTGTCCTCCCTCCTCTCCGTCGCCGCCTCGGCCATGCGCACGTAGCCGGCCAGCAGCATCACGCCGACTACCAGCACCACCACCAGCGTCAGCAGGTCGGTAGTCATCGCCTAGCCCTCCTGTCCGCCCGCGCGGCAGCCACACAGCAGGCCACCAGCTCGGCCGCTGCCATCGCGACCATCACCGCGCCGACCACGAACACCAGCAGTAGCCCTGTCATCGCGTAGCCCCCTGGTGCCATCGCGTCTCAGACTGGCGGCCCGTGCCGCGCGGATGCTGCACCTCGCCGTAGGCCGCACGATCGAGCGCATTGGCGATGGCATCGACGTGCCGCTCGACGGCCCTTCGGCCCCATCGCTGAATCAGCCCCACGTAGACAACGAGGCGGATGTAGCGGGCTCCCTCCCGATTGCGGCAACCGGCCATGTGTTCGGCGTAGGTGCGCAACAGGGGATTGCGTGGTGCAGTCATGCGACCTCCTCGATCCGCGAGGTGGTTGACGGGCCGTGCGCCCGTGCCGCGGCAATCGTCCCGCTGCTGCGCACGGCCCCTATCGAAACCTCGGGTTGCGTCGTCTCTTGCTGGCGGCATTGGACTCCGTCCTTTCTCGCCCCGCTGTCACCAGCCGGGCCAGCCGCCTCATGGGCCACCTCCTCAAGCAGTGCTGCAGCGCAGCGGTCACAGATACCGGAAGTCACGCCCCGGATACCCATGCCGTCCTTGCTTCCGAGGTCGCGGCCACACCACGCACAGACCCGTATCAGCGTGGTCGCCGGTGTCGTGTCGGTCATGCTGCCACCTCTGTGTCCACCGGCGGCGTCACGGCGGCGTCTGCTGCGTCGGCCACTTCCAGCAGTCGGGCTACAAGCGCCACGACCAGCGGGCTGCTCTGCAGCGCTGCGATCGCCTCGGGGTTGACGGTGCGGCATGTCGTCGGTCGGATGGCACGGGTCATCGGTGGGCCGCCTGGCCGCCGAACACGCGCTGGCGCCAGTCCACAGGGGCCTGTGTGGCGTCCTCTGCCCTGTGAGACCGCAGGTGACCCGAACCATGCGTAGCGTCGTGCTGGTGGCGTCCTGCTGCGTCCGGGGCCATGTCCAGGGTGCTGCTAGGCTCCCGGCGGAAGCGTTCCCGGCATCGCAGGCACAGGACAACTTCGCAGCGGCTACCGTCGACCAACTGGGCGGCGTAGGGCTCGGTCTTGCGGCTGGAACTGAGGCAGCATTCACAGGGGGTCATGCTGGCACCGCCATATCGCTATGGGTGACAGACGTGTCACTATAGTGAGATTCCGAGGCAAAGTAGTAGTTCAGGTCCAGCCACTCAAAGCGAGTCTTCACCCTGCCGAGGAACTGCCGGCCAGGGCGGCGCTGGCCGGAACGCGCAAAGCTGTACATCGATCGGCTGACGCCGATCTCCTTGGCCATCTGCTGGGTGGTCCAGCCGTTCGCCTTCCTGATTCGCTCCAGTTCCTGCATCAGCTTCGTCATGTCACTATAGTAACACATCCGTTGCCACTCTGCAAGGGGCAAAATGAGACAGAAGGGCCTATCTTGGCTTGCGGGGTGGTACAATCTTGTCACTATGGTGACCACGCCGAGCGCATGGGGAAAACGTCTGAGGCAACTGCGGAAGGATGCCGGACTGAGCCAGCCGGACCTCGCCGAGCGCGCCCACGTCTCGCACAGCTACATCAGCCAACTGGAAACGGGGAAAAAGCGCAACCCATCGGTAGACGCGGCAGAGAAGTTGGCGAAGGCGCTCGACTACCCTCTGGACCAGTGGATAGACGAGACCCGAGACAAGAGCGCGCCGGCAGACGATGCCGACGCGAGACGCCAACTGCTCAAGCGCGTGCTAGCGGCTGGACGGCGGCTGCCGCTTAGGACTCTTGAGGCGAAGGTTGAGGAACTGGAGATTCAGGCGGAACACTATCGCCGGGAGTCGGTGGAATCCCAGCGGCCCGCTCCCAGTCGATAGCGGTGGTTGCGAGCGCGGCGAGTGACAGCGAGTCAGCGGCCCGGCGAATCCGGTAGTCCTGAGCAAGAGTCATGCTCCGTCGTCGAGTCCCGCCGGCCGTCTCTGCATCATTGCTGACTGCCATGTTGAGCCTCTCCATCGTAGAACGGGCGTTCTCTTTGCATTGTACCACGAACCGAGAGCCACTCAAGCCATCCACACAAAGCGGAGTCTAGGTACCGATATACCACCCACGCAACGTCTTGGGGGTAGTACAATGGGGGCAACGACACTCGGCCCGGAGGTGACTCGTGACTGACCCCGATACCGACACCAAGCCTTGCCCCTACTGTGCCGAGACCATCAAAGCGGCTGCCGTCGTCTGCCGCTACTGTGGCCGCGAGTTGGCCCAGTCTGCGGTCCCGGCTGTCGAGGCACCGGCCCTGGCAGCACCGCCACGAGCGAACGTCTCGGGTACCCGCGGCGCTGGCAATCGGCAACTCGGCTGTATCGCCTTAGCCCTCATTCTGGCCTTTGTTGGCATACTGGCCTGGGCCGCAGGGCGCGGGCGTAGTGCCACCAGCCACTCCTACACTGCCTATGCCACCTCGGCCGCCGCCGTGCCCAAGATCACCTATCGCGTCTCAGGCACGACTCCGCATGGCGCCGACGTCACCTATAGGAACGGCGAGGGCGGCGTGGAACAGCAGGCCGTGAACCTGCCCTGGAACAGCACTACCTTCGGATTCTCGGCCGGTGGCTTTGCCTACATCTCTGCGCAGAATCGGGGCGCTTCCGGCAGCGTCACCTGTGAGATTTGGATGAATGGTGTCAAGGTCCGTACGTCCACCTCCTCCGGCGAGTACACCATCGCCACATGTAGTGGCAACGTGGACTAGCCCATGCCCCGCCGCCGCAAGGCCGTCCGCGATGACGCCACCGCCCTCACTCCTGGCTGCGAGGTGTGGGCCTACCTGCGTGTGTCGAGCGAGGCGCAGAAGGAGCAGGGCCTGCCCACCGAGGGCCAGCGCCTGGCCATCGAGGCCCACTGCACCAGGGGGGGCTACCGGCTCACCCGCGTGTACAAGGACGAGGCGATCAGCGGCAGCACCGACCGCCGCGATGACTTCCTGGCCATGGTCGAGGATGCCGAGCGCCGCCACCCCGTGGCCATCGTCATGTGGAACTGGAGCCGCTTCAGTCGCGATCGCGACGACGCCCCCTACTACCGTGGCCGCCTGCGCCGCGCCGGCATCGAACTCGTCACCCTGGCCGACAACATCCCCGCCAATGCCGGCGAACTCAGGCCCGTCTACGAAGCCATGGCCGACATTTTCAACGAGCGCTACCTGGCCGAGCTGTCGCGCAACGTCCGCCGCGGCCAGCACGCCCTGGCCGAGATGGGCTACATCCCCTGCGCCTGGCACCCGCGCAACCAGCCCGTCGGCTACTGTATGGTCAAGCGCACCATCCAGATAGGCGGCAAGGACCATCTCGTGCGCGTCATCGAGCTGGACCCGGAGACGGTGCCCATCGCCCGCCGCGCCTGGGAGATGCGTCTGGCCGGCGCCACCTACCAGCAGATCCACGACGCCCTCCACATCCGCAGCTGCGCCACCAACCTCAAGCTGATGTTCCGCTGCAGCCTCTACCGGGGCGTGTACCACTGGGGCGACGTAGAGATCGCCGTGCCTGCCATCGTCACCGAGGCTGAGTGGGGCGCCGTGCAGCTCACCCTGGGCGGCGTCGGTGGTGCCGCGCCCCGACGCAAGGGCTCCCGCTACCTCCTCTCCGGCCTGGTGCACTGCTCCGGCTGTGGCCTACCGCTCACCGGGGCGCAGTACCGGCCCGACCCCGGTGGCCGCCTCTACCGCTACTACCAGTGCCGCCACGCCGACGCCCGGCGCACCTGTGGCCAGCCCGCCGTGGATGCCGACGCTCTCGAGCGCACTGTCGTCGACCACGTGCTAGAGCAGGTCCTCACCGAGGCGTGGCTGGAGGGCCACCGCGACAGCCTGGAGAGCCAGGCCGGCACCGAGGCGCGTCTGCGGTCCGGCCGCAAAGCGACGCTAGAGCGGGAGCGGGTCGACTGCCAGGGTGCCATCGCCAACCTCGTGGCCGCCATCGAGGGAGGGGCGAACGTGGCCGCCGTCGCCACCAGGTTGCGAGAGCGGGAGCGCGACCTGGTACGCATCGAGCGCGACCTGAGCATGCTAGAGCGAGAGACGGAGACGGCTGCCGAGAGCGCCCGCCCCGACGTCGTGGCCATGCGGGAGCGCCTGAGTGACGCCCTCCACGCCGGCCAGACGCAGGCGGCGCGGGAGTTGCTCAAGGCGCTGATCGAGCGGGTGGTGGTGAGCGCGGACGGGGCGCCCGAGGTGACGTACCGCGGCCCGTTTGGGATTCAGTAGAGGTCCCAGAGGGCACCTACATCGTAGCCAAAAGCGAGAGCCCCGACCGCGGTGGCCGGGGCTCGTATGTTAGGCAGTCAATTGGGGTCGCCCGGAGTAGGGAACGGACCGAAGTTGCATCGCGGCGCGCTTCGTTTCTTCCGGGCGGCGGTCATACTGGGCAGTGGTGGTGATGTTGGCATGACCGGCCAGGTGCTGGACGGTCACAATGTCCGTGCCGTTGTCCAGTAGGTCGCCGATGAAGGTGCGACGGAAGTCCATCGGGCTTAGGTTGGTCGCCCCGGCCTGCTCAGCCCGCTTGCGGAGCATGTCATAGATCGCCTGGCCGGACATGCGCCGGCGCTCCCAGTGGCCGCCGCGGTTGACCGGCCAGAAGAGCGGGCCCGGCTCGTCGCCGCGCAACTGCAGCCAGTCGCCCATGGCAGTGCCGGCGCCGTTGGTCACGTAGAGGAGCCGCTGCTTGTTGCCCTTGCCTCGGACGCGCAGCTCGCCGGTGGCCGGGTCGTAGTCCTCTCGATCGAGGCCCACGGCCTCAGCTCGCCGCAGGCCTGCGCCGTAGAGTAGGCCGATGATGGCAGCATCGCGGGCGCCGGCGGTCGTCGTGTCGTTGGCGCAGGTGTCCAGGAGGGCTGTGGCCTCGCCGATGCTCAGGGCTCGGCCTGCCGGCAGGCGCTCACCGCGTGCCGCCTTCACCTGGCGTAGGCGCTGGTAGTCCTCTGCCGACAACAACCCGAGATTGAAGGCGGCCGTGGCCACACCACGCAGGGCGCAGAGAGTGGCGTTGACGCTCGCCGGCGCCAGATCTCTCCCAAGCAGTTGGGCGCGGATGGCCTGGAGATGCTGGTAGCGCATGTTCTGCCAGGGGATCGTCTCGCAGTCCGGAGCGCCCATCGTGCGCGCCACTGCGTCCAGGCGGGCCCTCATCGAGCGGCGACCTGTCGGTGCCAGGCTGGCCAGGTAGCATCGCACGGCTAGTCGGCTACTAGGCGCCTCGAAGGAAGGTGCCCCCGGCTTAGCCGCTATGGTGGGTATAAGGTCTCTCATGGTTGCCCTCCCTCTCTGCGCAGCGCTTGCCCCGTGGCACGCCACCGCCCCCGCTTGCACCGCCACAGACCCAACTCGCGCATCACCTGCTGGTTCGTGTACACGCGGCCCTCGGCCACGTCGCGCCGGCCCTCGGCCAGGGCGGCAACGGTTTCGTCGCTCAGTTCCCCTTCGTCGTCCAGCGGGGCATTGTCCAGGGCGTGCCTCACCGGGTCGCCTATCAGCTTCCAGGGCATGTCTACTCCAACTCCTCGCCCGTGATGCCGTCATGCGTCCGGTCCCACTCGCGCACCGCGTCGGCCTCGGCCTTCTGGCGGTCGATCTCGGCCTGCAGGCGCGCATGGCCGTCGGCCTCGAGCTCGGGCCAGTCGGGGCCGGTCGCCAGCTGGTTGTGCTCGTCGAGGGTGATGTAGGACTTGGGGCGCCCCATCGCCGGGCGGCCGAACCTGGCAAGATCATCCTCGTCTATCATCCAGTCGCGCCCCGGCTTCTGCGCTGCCAATCTGCCGGCGGCGATGTAGCGGCGCACCTGGGAGTTGTCCACCCCCAGGCGTGCCGCCGCTTGCGCGGTCGTCAACAGGCGACTCACGCTATCACCTTCTGCCATTGGTTGTAGGTCACGGCGCAGTTGACTTCGTACACCCACCGATCGAGAGCGTCCGCGTCGGTTGTGTCGAGGCTCTTGCCCCACTCGATCCACCACTCGGCCGACGGGATGCGCTCCAGGGAGGCCAGGAGGTCGCGGAAGTGCTTGACGGCCGACTCGCCGTTGTGGCCGTTTGCGCTTGCGACACTGGCGACCAGGTCGGCGCGAGCATTCACGGCGCCCATAATGCGGCTGCGCAGGTCCTTGGCCCACTTGATCTGTGCGGGGCTGCCGGTCAGGTCTGCCATCGCTGCACCTCCATCCGTGTATGCCCTATCTTACACGCTCGCGTGTGACTTGTCAAGGGGTGTGGCAAGTTGCTCGGGGAGGCAGTTTGGGGGCAAGCAGCAAGCCCCGCCTATGGTAGCGCGGGGCCGCATCCGGTCAGCGTGGCCGGCCGGAGTGATTTGACCATGGGTTCCGACTCGCACGGAAACTGAGATGCGACCCCAGCGTTGCTATGCTCCCATGGCGAGAACCCTGCATATCGCAAGGCTCCCATATCTGCTGGTGCTAGCGCCTAGCAGATTGCCACCAGTCTACCACACTCAGTACCGCCGTGTCCACCGCCGCTGCGCCTTCGCTAGCGAGTTGCGGTGTGAAAGGCGGCGTCGTGGTGGGCGCCTCACTCCATGTGGCAGGGCTAGTCTAGCGTACTCGGTGTTGCCGCTGCCAACTCGGGCGGCAGTTGCCAGTCGGACAGATCGGGCGCGCGGGTGACAATTGGCATCCACGGTGCGAGTTCCTCTCCTGGATGCTGGAGAACGACATGCTGGACATCTTGTCGGCGCTTGCCGGGGCGGACATCCACGCCGTTACCCGTGGCGACAACGACCCTGCCGCAAATGACTGTGACTTTGCGTAGCCCGGTCGCACCGCGCCGGTAGGCCCCAATGTGAGGGTCATATGCCTGCCACAACTGTTGCTCCATGACGACCATTGGGGTCGGACGACGGTAGTAGCGCCCGTTAGTCCACACGATTATCTGCATGGCTACCCCCTACCGCGATTATACACCAGCCACGGCAGTGATGGTAGCCCCATACTCAGTATCGCCGCGTCCACCGCCGCCATAGGAGGTTCGTGGCAGCGAGTGGCTTAGTGTGGTATACTTGGAACAATGAAACGCCCCGGCGCCGCTTATGACAGCGCCGGAGCATACATGATGACATTGGAGGTCACCATGCCTCGCAAGTCTACCACAATCGGCGTTCCTCGGATATGCATACACTGCGGTTGTAGTTTCAATACGCGACCTGCTAAGGCAAGAGCAGGTTTGGCAATCTACTGCAGCATGGCATGCGAGTTCGCTCATCGCCGCATCAGCGTGCTTGAGCGATTCTGGTCTAAGGTTGAAACAGCCGGGCCGGAAGACTGTTGGCCATGGCTCGGATACCGTGACAGTAATGGTTACGGGGGGCTGTTTGTGGGTGGTAGCAGCCCTCACGAGTACGCTCACAGGTTTTCCTACGCCCTAGCCCATAGTGGTATCCCCGGCGGTGCTTTCATCCTGCATTCCTGTGATAACCCCTGGTGTGTTAACCCTTCACACCTTCATGCAGGTACGCAACTACAGAATATCCATGAGTGCATGACGCGGGGGCGCCGTCCTATGGAACACAAAGGTGGCGCGCATGGGGAGCACCATGGATCAGCCAAACTCACTGAAGCGTCCGTCGCCGAGATACGTCACCGCCGCGATTCGGGCGAGAAGTTATCTGCACTGGCATCGGATTTTCGAGTGAGCGAAGCCGCCATTTCCAGGATCTGCCTTCGTCACGCTTGGAAGCATGTGCCCTAGCGTATAGGTAGCGGATGGACTGGCGTGGCTCCTGCCGCCGTCGTGGCGGGCGCCTCACTCGGCCATCACCTCGTCCGCCACCACCGCCAGCGTGTCCCTGCGTTGCTTCAGGCGGTGCGGCTTGCCGTCCTCATCGAGGGCGACGAACAGGTAGTAGTTGCTGCCGGCCGGCGCCCGCTCGTTGAGCCAGTGCAGCCCCATGGCCGCCGCTGCCTTCATCGTCGCCGGCGTCGCGCTCCACATCTCGCCCACCGCCGCCAGTTCGGGAGCCGTGAACGGTTCGGTAACGACTGGCGCCACGGCCGGCTCGACGGTTATGTTGAATTCGAGATTGCAGTGGTTATGGTTGGTCTGCGTGATCATGCCGAGGCCGAAGACGGCATCGCTCTTGGTGGACTGGCTCACGACCCACATACCGTGCGGACCGGGCTGCCCGACTGCGTGGTAAGCGCCCATGCCCATGCCAGGCCCGACTTCGCCGTTGCCGTTCGTCGGTGCCAACTCGTAGTGGGCATCCCACTGGTTCGGCACGTTCTGCGTCGTAGCGTCCGGCCAGTGCCAGGCGACATTGATGCCCGGCTCAGGCACGCCGGCGCGCGTCACCTTGGCTATCTGGCTCGAATCGCCGTACTTCTCTCGGATGGCCACGAGGCGGATAACCTCTGCCCCCGGCGCCACCACGGCACGGCGAATGTCGAATCCATAGACGGCCTGCAACGCTTCGACGGTGGTTGGTTGTCCATCCCACGTGTACGCCTTGACGTCCGTGCTAGCCTCCTCTGCCGGCGGTTCGGCCGGCGTGGTGCTGCCGTAGTAGTGCGCGAGAATCTCGCGGTAGGTGCTGCCGGCCGTCGCCATGGTGCGGGCGCCGTTCTGGCACAGTTCGCCTGGCCATGCCTGGCCGTTGGTGCCCGGCGCTCCCCGACAGTATGGGCAATCCTGGCGCCCACACTCGGCCTTGTAGGACCCGTTGCCCATCGACCACGTCATCCCTGCAGTCGCCACGATCGCCGCGTCAGTGCGCTCGTGCGTCGTCGGCGTCCACACCTGGCAGCAGGTCCAGTCCGAGACGTCGGCGCCCCGGTCGGCGTGCCGCGGATGGGCGATGGCTATCATGGCGTACGTCCGCGATGCCACCGCCTGCGCTGACAGGGCCGCGTCCGGCCAGCTCGCCGGCATCTCCGCCGGAACCACACCCCGCAGGTACTCCTCGAGATCCATTGTCTCGATAGCGCCCGTTGCCCGCCGCCAGACACGGATGGGCTGTGCGATTGGCATAACCACCTCCGATGGGAACGTAGCCGCGTCTAGTCGGGCGGCGACCGGCGAACCTACCACGTCGAAGCTTTCCCAGTCGCCGTTCATCCCCACGCCGAAGACCACGGCCCCGGCCACATAGTCATCCTTCGCCAGCTCACCGGCATACCACGCCAGGTCGGCGAAGTAGTCCGTATCGAAGGCGCGGAAGCCCCGCAGTTGCCCGTCAAGCACACCACCGTCGATGCCGCACTCACCAATGATCAGTTGGCCGGTGAAGCCCAGGCGCCGCATCTCGGGGTACAGTTGGCGATACTGCAGCACCCGGTCATCGTAGCCGGCGACGCCAATGTGGCTACGCATGGAGGGGGCGTCATACTCGTGCTTCTTGACGTACCGGGTCAGCCCTAGCACTTCGCGGTAGGCGTAGAGGTGCCCGAGCTTCGGCCATGTGACGCTGAACGAACCGGCGGCGTAGTCATAGCCGCGGCTCTTGAGGATGCCGATCAGCGGTGCCTCGAAGGCGGCCAGCGCTGTCAACTCCGCCTCGGTGGTCTGGCTCGTCTCGTTGAAGCCCATGACCGTCGTGCATCCCAGCGGGCGCAGGCGATCGGCATCGCGGCAGATGGCATCGGCGACGGCTGGCACCCGGCTGATGCTCAGCGACTGATCGCCGAAGTAGGTGCGGCTGATGATCCGCGTCTGCCACCGATCGACGATCGGGCGCCAGAAGTCGGGGTCGTGGTTCAGCGCTACCGCCCACGAGTAGCCCGCAGCGAGCCAGTGCGCCTGGTCAGCGCTGTTGCCGCGCTGCGAGTAGCCGCCCAACTTGCCTAGCTTGCCGCTCATACAGGCGCCACCGCCTCGGCCTCTGCTGGCGCTTCGGGCTCGGGCACCAGTGCCGCCTCGAGCGCCACGATGGCCCCCGTCAGTTCCGCCACCTTGAGATTCGCCTGCGTCACGAGGCCGTCGCGCTGTGCCTTGTAGGTTGCGACCTGCTTGCGAATCCGTTCGTCGTCTGCCATCTCTACCCTCCTAGTAGCATTAGCCTTGCGGCTAACTCCTGCACCGCTCTCACCAACCACTCATGCACGCAGCTAGTGTCCTGCCGGTAGTAGCCATCCTCTCCCAGCGTCACCGCCTCGGGGAATACCGCAGCGAACTCCTGGGCCACGAAACCGGTGCGAATGACTCCTGTGTCCTTCATCGCGAACGACCGCGGCCGCAGCCGTCCGATGCGCTCTACGGCGCCCCCGTCAAGGTCGCGGATGCCCGTCTTGAGCCGCTCGTCAGACGTGACCGCCCAGTGGTCGGCGTTGCTATAGTGGTACGTTGCCCCCGCCTGGGTCAGAGTGATGGTATCCCGTGGAGTCCCCGACTGTATGATTAGCTGATCGGTGTTGTCATTGTAGAGATACCACTTCTGCCCGCCTTCCTCCTCCAAGCCCAGGGCCGGGTAGCCATTCGCCGCACTATTGGCAACGACTCGCCCCGTGGCCTTGACTTGGCCGGCAGTGGCACCGGCACCGACGCCGCCCACGTTGAGGCCATAGGTGATTGTGACCGGCGCATCAGTGCTAGACGGCTTCGTGAACGAGATAGCGTTGAGGGTGTTGGTGTCATCGCCCACCGTGATATATGCAGCCCCACTACCGACGTTGTAGAAGTTCAGCACCTTGGCGCCCAGTTGTGCAGTGCTGGTGCCCGTGCCGCTAGTGATGGTGCCGTCCGCGATGATGCAGTTGTCCACCACCGTGCCCGCGATGTTGCCCACATAGAGGCCGGTGCCGACGATCAGGCCCTGGTCAATGGTGGTCTTGCCGCCGTACATCAGCGTTTCGGAGGGCACAGCAGCGTTGCTATCGGCAGAGAGCCAAATGCTAGGACCAACCTCATTACACTCTGCGGAGAGGATCACATAGGCGTGGTAGGTTGACGGGGTGGCGGCCGTAACCCTGATGTACGAACTCTTGCCCGCGATGGCCGGCATATCGAGAGAGATAGTTGAGACGCTCTCGCTGGAAATGCCGTATAGGCCCCCGATGATGACACCAGTGTCATTGAATGTGTAGGCGCTGAGGTCTACGGGGCCCTCGGTATCCGTCCCAATGCTGATACCATCAGCGTTGAGGATCACATTGCCATCACCGCCGACCAATTCCAACCCGCCGTCGGAGACCTTGATGTAGTTGTTCGCATCCGCCGCCGCGTACAGGCCCCACTCGTCACCGAGAATGCCGATGCCGTCGAGGTTGCCCATGCGCACGCGCACGGTCTCGTGCCCGGTGCCCGGTAACGTGTCCCACGTCACCACCTGGGCATAGGGGCTACCGGCCGCGTCCAGCGTCGTGACCTCGTAGTAGCCGTCGCCACTGACGCCATAGTCGAGCGCGAGCCCCTTGGCAGGCACAACCGTGCCGGTTGCTGCCGTACCCGTATCGCCCGCCGGGCGGTCGAACGCATACACCTGCGTGCTCGTGCCGCTGCGGCTGTCAAAGTGGACCATGCCATAGGCGTCAGCGACTACGAGGCCGCCACCCGAACGGCTGATGTTGCGCACGCGAACATAGTCGCCGTCCACGAACACGGCAGCCGTTGTGCCTGGCAGGTCTTCGACGCCTAGATAGCTGCGGGCGCCCTTTGCTGGGATGGTGAAGGGGTCCGCGATGATGGCCACGCTCTTGCTGATAATCTGCCCGCCAGCCAAGGCCTGCTCAAGGTCGCAAATAAAGGCCTTGACATGCATCTCCGTGGCGTAGAGGAAACGGAAGTCCGCCAGGCCACCGTGATTGATCGCCCACCCGGTCGTCTGCGATACGTAGTCGCTGCTGCCCACGTCGGCCAGGACCGGCAGGGCGCCTAGCGACGTCCAGCCCGGCGTGAACGGTGTCGCGCCGGTGAGCGGCACCTGATAGGCCGCACTGCCCACACTGAGCCCCACGGTGTCAGCCGCCACGCTGATGAGCGTGCCAGCCCCCACCGCCAGAGCGCCGGAGCCCGACGTCAACCCCGCGCCTGCAAGCGTGCTCATGTTCGTCCACGCGGGCGTGTAGGGCGACGCTCCGGTAATGGGTATCTGGTACTGAGCACCACCGTTCGCCAGCGCCAGCGTCACCGCTGCATTCGCGCCCGCGTCTGTGACGCTGATCAGTGTGCCCGCAGTGAGCACGCGCTCTGAAGACAGATTGCCATCAGCCGCCAGGACTACATAGGTGGGCGACAGGAACGCCGATGGCAGCAAGCCACCAAGGGTAACGGCGTCCGTGCTGCCAGTACCCCCACCGGTGCCACCCTGGATGATCGACAGGCCGCCGGTGCTCTCCGGCAGTTCCGACTCTTTCGCGTCCCTGTACTTGCCGCTGTTGCTCATTACTCGTAGTCCTCATATGCCACTAGGATAGTGTTGGAGCCGTAGCCCTCGACGGTGTACTCCTGGCCGTAGTCCAGCCAAGCCACCGAGTCCAGGTCGAGCGCCTGCGTACCACCCGGCGTCGCCGTGTCACTCAGGCTCGTGTAGCTGAGCCCGTCGGCGCTCACCAGCCGCCCGGCGCCGCGCCAGTGCAGCCATCGCCAACGGTGCGTGTGCCGATACTGAGCGGCTGAGTAGGCGATGACACCAATGGCTGCCGGCGGTGCGTATGTCGTCAACTGGTGCTCATACCAGATGGGGCTCTCGGTGCTACCGTCGGACGCTGGGTACATCTGCTCAAGATCGTCGGCAATGAGATTCAGCGCCGCCGCCGCTGGCTGGTCGCCCTCCGCCCACGTGCCATCCGGCACGTAGGTGCGCGCCGGCCCGGTTACCAGGTCCACCATCAGCGCCCGCAGAATCTCGACGTAGGCACCGTCAGTGGCGCCCAACTCGATACAGTAGCGAGTGCCCACCGTCAGTCCCAGGCCCGACAGGTCTTGCGATAGCGCTGTAGTTGTGTCCGTGGTCACGTCGGCTAGCGTTGCCAGGCGCGACGCACCACTGCCACCGTTGGGATACTGCACGTCTTGGATGTAGACGTAGACGTGGTCGCCGGCCATCGCCGTCGTCACGAACTGGACGTAGAAGCGTTGCAGCCCGGAGTAGCGGAACATCCAGCGCCACAGGGGCAGGTACGCGCCCCCCTGAGCGTGCGTGCCCGTCGCTATCCACGATGACTGCTGTGGGTGCATGGCGCAGCCGTAGAGATACTCCTGCATGTCGCGTACGGCGTTGAAGTCGGCGGCGTCCGGGCCATTGCCCGCGCCGTCCGCGAACGTGGGCACCGTGCCCGGCCAGGCGGTGATCGGCGTGTAGTCGCCCAGGTGAGCGTAGTACATGGTGCCGTTGCCGGTGTCGGTGTCCACCGCCAGCCGCACGCGCACGATGCCGTCGGCGAACGTGTAACCTGAAGACAGGTCGTACTCCATCTGAGCACTGCCCCCGAACCAGTGGTCACCATTGGTGGTGTCGGTCGTCAGTGTTACCCAGGCACCATCGTAAACCTGCAGGTAGGCGATCGCCGCCGCCGTCAGGTTCACGCGCGCTGAGATGCGCAGCGCCGTGTTCGGGTGCCACGAGTGCCAAACGGTCTCGCCCTCCCAGATGTTGTACAGGCCGGGGTTACTGCTGGCGCCGTACCGCTGGAGGAACAGGCCGGTGCGCGAATGCGCCGAGCCGAATAGCCACTCCGAACGGGCCACCAACGTCTCCATGTAGGTGGCGCTCAGGTAGTCGCCGTCTTCCACCTCGCGTATCGGTGGGAACGCTGCCAGCATCAGGCCACCACCCTAGCGGCACATGGCGACGTGCCGATCGTCCAGTATTCGCTCTCAGTGAAGCCGTAGAGCGATGCCTTATCGGTACACGCCAGGCCCATCGTGTAGTCGTCGACGAATGCCCAGTCGATGCTCGTGATGATCGCCGTGGCGCTGGTGACGGCTATGTCGCCCTGCAGCGTGACGACGTCGCCTAGCTCGAGCAGCGGGTTGCCGTTCATGCCGCTGGTGGTGTAGACAGCGCGCACGACCTTGAGCCGCTGGGCTAGCAACTTGGCCAGGTAGCGCGCCTGTTGCTCCGTCTGCACGTACGGGTTGGGCGGAACGTCGTAGCGGCGGTCAGTCTCGCCTACTGCCGAGGCGTCCTCGGTGTAGGTCTCGGCCGGCCGCTTATCCACCGGGTAGCCGGTCACGTCGAATCGCGTCACCCAGGCGGCTAGCTTGGTGCTCGCGTTGGTGAAGACGACCGTCCAGCGCTGCGCCCCATCCGGCGGCCCCGTCGAGGCCGTGACGGCAGCACTCATGTCATTGCCACCACCGTCCACCACGGCCATAGTCGCGCCGATCCAAGTGGCGAGCGGCTTAGGGAAATTGATGGTCAGAGTCTCAGTGCCGCTCTTCGGCACCATCACCGGGCGCTTGAGCTGGTACACCGTCGTCGCCCGCCCCTTCTGCTGCGGTGAGTAGGTGACGCTGATGATGTTGTAGATGTTGTCGTAGCCCAGCGCCGGCGTCAGTTCCACGAAGTCGGACCGATCGAAGGTGGCCACCGATGCCTTGCCTATCCAGTGGTAGGCCCCCCAGTAGTGCAAGGTGCCGTCGCTGTCATAGAACAGGACGCCCGCCTCACTGGCCGCGGCCTTGCGCATCTCACCTAGCAAGTCGTCGTCGTCAAGGTAGCAGTAGGGGATAACGTGGACGGTGTTCTCAAAGCTATGCGACGCCACTGCCGCCCACGCGCGTATGCGCCCGAGCCACGTCTTCGTCTCCTCGTTGGTGTACATGGTGCTGGTGTACTCTTGGCGCTTCGGTTCGCTGCCGAGGTCATGGCAGGTCAGGACCGCTGTCTCGGCCCCCTCTGGCGCCTCGCAGTTGACGACCTTGCCGGTGAATACCCGCTCATAGCCGCCCGCGTAACCCGCACTGATCCTGATGCCCCTATCGCGGATGCCGTAGGTGGCTGCCTGCGTGCCCGCTACTTTGGCGCTGTAGCGGCGGGTGGTGTTGCTCAGCGTCACCGTCGCCGTGGCCAGCTTTGCCGTGCCGAGCGACAGCAGGCCAGCGTATGGGTCCATGATCTCACTGTGCCCGCTGGCGGCGATGGCATAGGCGCTCTCGTCCGTCCAGGTGGTGGATGCCCAATTGATCTCGACTTTGAGACAGGCTCCCGTGCCCAGCGCAGCGTTGGTGGCGATGCTGTCGTGGTCGGCTTTCACGCCGTCGTCTCCTCGACGTCAAACTCCACTTTGTAGCGCGTGGCCCCGCCGGCACTGGTGTACGGCGTCTCCTGCCAGCCGCTCGCCACCACTGTCCAGGTCGTTGCCGTATCCGGTGGCTTGAACGTCTTACCAGTAGCGCGGGCAGCGACGTAGGCGGCGTCGAGGTTGCCGAAGTTGGTAGCGTTCACATCCCAGGACAGATGCCAACGCCAGCGGCCTGAGATGAAGCGCTTTATCAGGCTGCCGTCGGCCATCACTTGCCGAGTCGCCTTTTCCACGTCCGTGCGCTTGCAGCCACCATCGGCCAGCGTGTTCGGCAGAGTGCTGTAAGAGCCCAGGGTGATGCTCATAGGTGGGCCTGCTCCGCTATGGCCGCCGCTATCAGGGGCCAGAGCACACCAAACAGAGCCTTGGCAGTCGTGTCCGCGGGCGACTTGATGCCTGCGGTCCAGCCGGCCAAGGCGCCTCGTGCCGCCGTCTCAGCCGGGCCGCGGAAGTCGTAGCTAGCCATCGCCGCGGTATACTGATCACCGAAGGCCGTAGCTGCGTCCATCCCGGCTGCGGTCAGTGCAGCCGAGTCAGCGGCGGTGGCCCCCATGCCGAGGGCGGCGTCAAGATCGACACCCGCGGCACCACCGGCGCCGCCCATGCCAACCTTTCCAGCCAACACGTCGAGCATCCACTGCTGGCCGCTTGCTTGGCTCCGTTGCTGCTCTATGTTGGCAATCGCGGCATCCCAGTTGTACTGGTCCTCAGCAAGCTTGCCGGCGTAGAAGTCCTCGATGTACTGAGCGGCTTCCTGGGGGTTGGTCATGCCCGCCTGCGTGGCCCAGGGGGAGGCGGCGCCAAGGTTCACCACGTCGGCAGCACGGCGGGCGTTCTCGTCGAACGCAGGTGCCCGCGGGATGCCGGCTGCCAAGTCGAGGGCCGCCTGGTCAATGGCCTGGGTGGGGGCGAGCGCTGCCATGGCTTCGCTCTCCCAGGTGTCGTAATATCGTTTCATTGCAGCTTCTTGGTCGTTCCAGGCGCTAACGCCAGCGGCGGCCCCCTTACGGGCCGTCTCTTCAGCAAAGGCCAAAGCATCGGCGTCGGAATCAATCTTGATCTGGAGAATATCCTGTACTGTGTCGCGCGCTTCCCAGGGGGCCTGGACCCCCAGGAAGTCGAGCGGTTCCCCGCCCGCCGTGGTAGCCGCACCATGCTGGCGTAGGGTATAGAGCGTGGTGGCGTTGCGCTGGGCGTCTTCAAGGGAACCGCCAAAACCCGCCAGCATGGCATTAGCCTGAGCGACGTTTGCTGCTACCCGGGAAGCAGCATCCGCGACGGCATCCATCGCGGGCGCTAGGTCCGTACTCACATCGCGCGCGTGTAGCCCCGTGCGGGCCGCCTCCTCGTAGGCATCGCCCACCCCGTGGAAAGCATCGGCCTCGTAGCGCGCCGTTTTGGCCCGGCCATCCGCAGCTTGCCGCGCTCCGTCAAGATCGCCTGCCATGCGCTCAAGGGCCTGTGCCCGCGCCTCGTCGGCTGCCGTTGCCTCAGCCTGAGCCGCCGCCTGGGCAGCGGTGCCATTGACCATCTCTAGGCCGACCGACTGCCACAACTCGGCCTCAGTCCTCACTTCGCGCGTCGCGGTTGCAGCCTCTTGTGCCGGCGGTGCAATCAGGCCAAGGGATTCAGCGAAGCGGGCAACGGCCCCTATGGCGTCTTCATTGTTGGCGGCGAACTCTTCCAGTTCCCCACCGAGCATTGCCATCATTGGCGTGCCCTTCTCGAGAGCGGGTGCCAGCCAATCGGCCCCCAGGTTGGACAGCATAGTGGGGACGCGGCCGAGCAAGTCACCGAAAGGCAGCATGGTCGCTGCCGCGCCACCTAGTCCGGCTGCCCCACCACCGATGCCCTCGGGCATGCGGAACGTCGAGACCTTCTCTTGCCAGGCGTAGAGTTCGGCCAACTTGGCGATGGCTGGATTCGCGGCAATGAGGATGCCGCTGATTGACGCGGCGAAGGCATCTATGCCAGGGGCGGCAGCCGTCGCCGCCGTTTCACCAAGGTCCTCTATGCTGTTGCGGAGACTGGTGATGCCACCGCCGGCAAGCTTGGCACTGGCAACGTCTAGGTCCCCAAACTGCATCCTAGCCGTGGTCAGCACGGCATTCATGCGTGCCTGTGCCTGCTCGGCCTCGGTCAGTTTGTCAGCGGTGGTGCCAAGACTGGCAGCGTAAGCCTCCATCATCGGCCCGGCGTCGGGCACCATAATGCCCATCTGCTTCAGGCCGCGACCAAAGCCGGTGCGGATGTACTGATCCAACTGCTCCAGGTTGCCCTGCACAGAGCCGATGCCCTGCGCCGTGCTGGCCATCGCCACCTGGATCAGCTTGGGCCACTCAGCAGCGATGCCGCTGCCCGCCGCTCGTGTGGTGAGGATGAACTCGCGCATGGCTTCGTCATCGTCGAGGATGCCCCGGCCGACGGCCATGATCTGTGCCAGCATCGCCGGTCCACTCGCGCCGGCCTTCTCTGCCGCAGTGTCAAAGCCGTTCCCCAGATTGATCAGGCTGGCACCGAGATCGCCTTGCTCTAGCCACTCGCCAGCGGCCCTCTTCAAGGTCTCAAAGCCGATGAAGGCGCCACCGGCCGTCTTCAGCATCTCGAAGGCTTCACTCATGCCCTCTAGGGCCGGCGTTGCCTCTTCAGTGGCGGACGCCATGGCCTCCACTTCGGTCTTGAAGCCATCCACGTCTTCAGCGAATTGCTGATTCTGCGTATGGAGGCCATCGAACATGGTGTCCAGCTCGCTCGTGTCGAGCGGCGGCAACTTCAGGTCCATGTCCTCGAGGGCCTTCTGCGCCGCGTCGGCCTGGCCGGCGATCGCCTCCAGGCTCGCGACCGCCTTGTCAGTGGCAGCCGAGAACTGATCCTCAGCGCTGATTACTAGCCGCAGTTCCTCGTCAGCCATACCTAGTCATCCTTGCCGATCAGGCTGTTGTGTGCCGCCGTACGCGCGTTGAGCACCGTCAACACCTCGAGCCGCTCCCGCAGTTCCAACCCATCCGCATAGTCCAGCGTCCAGTGCATCGTCTCAGCGATCAGTACCCGGAGCCCTTCAGGCGGCATGTCGAACTCGGCCTCCTCTGGCTCATACCAGTCCGGGCCGCCGTCTCCACCGCAAGCGCCGTAGACCTCATTCCCCAGCGTCGGTCTTGGGAAAGGCGGCCTCAGCGACGGCGCTCAGCACCGCCCCGGTGAGTGGCACCAGCTCGGCCATGACTTCGAGTCCCTCGTAGGCGGCCACGTCCGTCGGGTCGCCGTCGAACTCCCATGCTTCAATGACGCGGGCGAGGAAGGGCACGGCGCCGGCGTAGTCGCCCGCCTCCCGCGCCCTGAGCGTCTTGCGGAAGTCGGCGGGCAGGGAGTACCAGTCCCTGCCCTTGAAGGACGTGCGAACGTGAACGGCCTTGCCGCGAACCGTGATCTCGGTCACAGGCCGATGTACCAGTTGCCAGAAGCCTCGAAGGTGCCGCTGATCTTGACCGGGCCGCTCACCGGCACGTCTATGTCGCAGGTGGCGTACATAGGCCCGTAAGCGTAGGAGCCGGCAACTCCGGTGTGGTCCGGGTAGCCGTAGAAGTAGCCGCCGGCGGCAAACTTGGCGGTGGCAAACGGCTTCGTCTCCGTGTCATCCCAGAAGCCGGTGAACGATCCCGTGATCTGAGCCAGGTCAGGCACGATGGCCTTGTTGGCATCACCAAAGGCGGTGACGTCGAGGAAGTTGGTCTTGTATGACAGCTTCCAGTTGTCCAGGCTGGCCACTGCCGCCGGCTGAGTGCCGATCGGATTCATCAGGACACGACCCATGCGGCCCGAACGTCTAGCCATTGTATGCCTCCAGAGTTGTGATGATCCGCTGCCCGAGGGCCGCGAAGGTTCGGTCTTGCACGGTTGCCGGCAGTGCCGCTGCCATGTCGGCCCGCTCTTGCGGGTGTGCCAGGTAGTAGCGGATCAGTTCCTCCAGCTCGGCCGGCGTCTCGTAGGTCGGCACCAGCGGCCCGAACACCTCTCGCCCCTCGGCCCGATTGTCGGACAGAGAGAAGCAACCACACGCTGCCAGTTCCACGGCACGAGGATTGATCGACTCGGCAGTGGTCACGAGCCCCCGGTCGTGCTTGAGCGATACCGACTGGCGATAGGGATTCAGGCCGATGGCCGCCCGCCGATAGAGCGCCGCGGCCATGGCGTTGTCCACCATGCCGTGACGCACGTAGCGACGCAGGCGGTGGCGACTGCCAAGTGCCTTCCACAACCCGTAGAGGCCGAGGTCAATGCCCTCCCAGTTCACCGCACTCAGCAGGGCGACGCGTTCCGGCCAGTCGGTGCCCACAAACACAACGTCGTGCGCCGCCGCTTCTGGCCCTTCGACGCCGGGATGGTGTTTGGCCGGATCGTAGGCGTGCGGCAGGTAGTGGACGTGCTCATTGTGTGGGCGGAACACGTCCACGCTCGTGCGTTCATTCGTGAAGGCCACGTTGGCCATCGCAGCCCAGTACACCTGCTCAGCATCCTGATACGGGCTCTCCGTCAGTAGCGCGGCGCACTTCACGCCCGCCTTCCTGATGGCGTGGAACACGCCGGGGTGGAACTGGAGGCACGAGAAGTTCACCACCCAGTCCACGTCGTGGGCGAGCGCCTGGATGACTGACTCGAAGCTGGCCAGGTAGCACACGTCGTTGCTGGTCGGCCTGATGCACTGCTTCCCTGTGCGTCGCCACTGGTAATTGAGCCACAGGTTCGCTGCTACGATTCGACGGTCCAGTAGGTACTCGGTCACCTCGTGGCCCTGTTCGCGCCAGGCGGCGGTGTAGCCGGTGTAAAGGTCTATGGTGCTCCAGCTACTTCCAGGGTTCAACGCTAGAATCTTCATGCGCTAACCTTTCTCATCGTTGCCTGGACTTCCCACGCCACCATGCCCAGCGTTACCAACTCGAAGCGCGTCTCCAGCCCATAGGCTAGGTAGGCGTACTTGTTGGTGTAGTAGGCGAACCGCTCTGGCACCCAGTAACTCCTATGTGTCGGGTCCTGGAATGCCATCGGACTCAGCGCGTAGGGCGTGCAGAACTCCACTTCGCCGCCCACGGTCAGCACCCGCCACACCTCGGCTATCAGGGCGCTGGCTTCGTCACTCTCCAGGTGCTCTAACAGGTGCGAGCAGTACACCGCCTCGCACGACTCATCGGGCAGCGGGATCGGCGGCACGCGTGCTACGATATCCGGCTCCATTGCCGGGTTAGCATCCAGCGTCACATAGCCGTCGCACTCCCTTCGGTTGCCCGATCCCAGGTTTAGCCTAGTCACCGAAGGACACCACGTAGTCTGCACCGCCCCATTGCCAGAGCGCGCCGGCGCCGTCGTAGCCGCTTTCGCCCGGATTGTCCGATGCCTTCTCCACGCCCCAGCACGTCCGGCCTGAGACCACCAGGGTTGCACCGCTCAGCAGCGCATCCAACCTGTCCAGCACCGCGGCGATGGTAGCGCGCCCCGGGCCCTGCGTGGTGCACGTCATCTGGTAGCGAAACTCCTCATAGGCCACCACGCCACCGAACGCATACTCCGGCCCCTTGCCGGGGATGAGAGCGAACGTCAGGTAACTCGCGGGCGGCTTGACGGCAACGGTGTTGTAGACCGCCGCCCGCTGAGCAATGACCAGCGTCGAGCCGCCAGGCGTAAGCAATGCACCGCTGCCACTGAGCGCCAGCCCCGTGTTAGCCAGTGTGCCGATGAATGTCACCGTCCAAGGGCCACCAGCGTTGCCGGTCACAACCACGTTGCCAGTGCCTACCGTCGAGAGCGCCACGAGCGCTGCCTGCACTGTCACCGCTGTGGCCGCCTCAGCGATCGCCGCCGTGGTCACGGCATTGAACGTAAGAGTGAACGTGCCTCCCGTGGCCGTCACCGTCGCCAGGTAGGCGTTACCCGGCAGCAAGGTTGCTAGCGTGGTATCAGTACTCAGTAGGCTCATTAGCGTCTGCTCGAGTACTATCATGGCCGCACTGCCTCCCGGATGGCGTCGACGAAGGACTGGCGCACACGTTCTGCGGCGGGGGCCACATGCGGCCGCGGCAGAATCGTCGACGTGCCATGCTCCAGGTAGCCGCCGATCATGCTCTCATAGATGCCCCATCGCATGCTTCCGATTCGCTTCGCGTTCACACTGTTAACCAGCGCCCCAGTGTCGATGGCTGGCGGCTCCCCAGGCGCGCTCGCCCGGTGTAGTCTGGCGCCAACCACGACGTTGAACCGGCTCCCGGCAGCGTTCTGTTGCACCCGCAAGCCCGAAGCGGTGGTCATCACCACCTTGCCGAACTGGCGCATAACGCCCACGCCCGCGCGTTCAGACTGGCGCAGGTTGCGCGTCACGTTGCCGATGCTGTAGGAGCGGCCAGCGCCCTGCGTCGGCATACTGGTCTTGATCTCGGCCTCGGCTGCGAAGGCCGTCGCTTCCACGGCCGCCTCTACCCGCGCCTTGATGGCCTCGGTCAGCCCGCGCCAGTTGGGAATGGTGGCGGTGAGGTTCACCAGATATGCTCCCAGCGCACCATGCCGCAACGCACCTCGCTAGCTGCTTCGCCAGCCTCCAAGTATCGATACCCGTCTTCGTTGCGTTTGTAGAGCCATACCTTGCCGGGTGCTTCGGCCCCGGATAGCACCGGTGCATAAGCAAAATAGGCATCGGCTGTCACGTCGACGCCGTCCAGCCACATGCGACAGCGGCGCATCCATTTCAGCGCCGGCATCTGCTGCATGGGCACGTTGGGGCTCTGTTCCAGGTACGTTATCATCTACGTCACCCTCCCCACGATCACACGCCGCGCCGTCTCCCAGGCACCGGCACTATTGATGCCCACCACCTCATAGGCCACGCTGTCGATCGTCACCCGGTCGTCGGCCGTTACGTCGGTGCCCGCCGGCAGCGTCAACTGCCACGTCTGCCGGCCGCCGTAGCGCTCTGCCATGATGACTTCCATCGGTGCCGAGTGCGGCGACAGGCGACAGAGTACCGAGGCTGTCAGCGTCGACCACGATTCTGAGTAGCCGCCCATTCCGTCGGGAGACAACACATGTCGGCCAATGCTGCACGTCGACGGCAGGGCGAGTGCCTGCGTGGCCTTCATCACGGCGAGGTCGGCGGCACTCAGCATCGCGTCACCTCACACTCATCAGACTTTCTCGTAGGCGCCAATGTCTACGGCAATACCACGCATCACATCGTCGTAGTCGTCAGGCACACCCACCGTTGCGTCGCCAGTACCGATGCACGGGCTACCAGCCTGAAGGTGGAAGTCACTTGCGCTCACAAACACGGGGTTAGCGTTGACCGCGTTGGCATCCTGCCCCGACGCAGCCTTGTAGTCGGCAAAGCCGGTAGAGGTCTGGTACGTGGTTGCGCCCCACTTCCACGCCTCGTTGTTCGGGGAGTAGTACTCGTTGTAGTCGATGACGATTCCCGCCTGAGCATCGGCCGCCACGTTCAGGACGGGGCCGTTAGCCTCGCGGTAGAAGAGGTTGTTCTTGACCGTGATGTTGCTACCCTTCGTGAGTTCCATCAGCCACGATGCACCCGTCTTGCCAATGAGGGTGTTGTGTAGAATCTGCGTGCCGTCCGCAGTGGCGACCTGCATGTAGATGGCCTGGTGGGCGACGGTCATCACTACCACATTGTTGCGGCAGATGTCGTTGATGCCGTCAAGCTGGATACCATAGGAACCGTTGTCCAGGTTCATCTCAACGAGGTTCTTCTCGATGATGGTGCCGACTGGCGCGGCGCCGCTGGCTTCCCACTCAGAGTCGATGCCGTAGCCATAACCCACGTCGTGCACGTAACAGCCACGCACTGTGGTGTTGTACGAGTCCACACCGACGCGTATGCCAGTACCATATCCGGCTGCGGCGATGCCGGTACCGGCCAAGGCGTCCGCCAGGCAGATGTTGTAGGCGGTGCAGTCTTCGATCAGGATGTTGGTCGCGCCGCCAGTCCAGATCCCTTCGCCGAACATGTCATGGGCGGTGCAGCCGTGGAGGGTGCAGTCCTCCTTGAGGTTCACCAATGTCCCCAGGTCGAAGCCACGCAGTCCACCCCAGGAGGCTACGCAATCCTCGATCACAGCGCCCGTTACCGCCGACCTCAAATCGAATGGGCTTTGTGCCGTCTTAGTAGCCTCGATGCCCTCGACGCGGATATAGTCCTGGCCGTTGAACAGAACGCCCTGCGCCCGGTTGGTGTACTCGATAGTCTTGGTTGCCGGGTCGGCGTCACCCGTGCAGTGGACGTAGAGGGTGTCGGGCGTAGTAGAGACATCGAGCCAGAAGGTGCCAGCGGTGGCCGCCACAGTAGCGACAGAGGTTTTCTTCACCAGCCGGGCACCATTCTCGAAGCAGCAGCACTGCGTTTCTGTGCCAAAAGTAGCCTGCTTCTTGTAAGCAGGCCCCGCGCCTTCGATGGTCCAGGTTGTGATGATGTCGGTGCCGTCGATGATGGGGGCTGCGCCAGCCCCATAGCTACTAATGGTAAGCGGACACCCCAGCGTACCCGATGCTTCTACAGTCAACTTTTCCCGCCACCGCTCCCCCGCCTTGAGCAAGATAGTGTTACCTGCTCCAGAGCCAGTAAGAGCGTTTACCTTGGCGATAGTCTGCCATGGGTAGGCGCGTGACCCTGGGTTAGCGTCGTTACCCAGGGTGGCATCAACGTAGTATGCAACTCCACGGTTGCCGAACATGATTCGTCGCGGGATCGGTGCTGGCATGGTGTTAGTCCGCCAGCGCGGCGAGGCGTACGGACACCAGACCATTGGTATAGGCTGGCGCGCCGCGAGTAACCAGACAGCCGAAGATGGTCTTGACCCCCGCGCCGCACACAAACGGCAGGCCACCGTTGGGGATGGTGCCCGTGCTGATGCTGTTGAGTGCCGAGGCGTAGTAGGTGCTGAACGGGATGACGCCAATGCAGGTAAGTGCCTGAGCGTCAGTGAGTGAGAAGGCATCGCTGTCGTGGCCCATGTCCAACGTGGCGCTGAACAGCCACAATTCGGCAGCAACACTCGCCACCGCATAGTCGATCAGGGTTGCGCCAACGATGACGCCGGACCCCGCATTCACACGGGCGAGGGTGAAACTCATCGGCGTGTGGTCCGTGCCCACGTAGTCATTAGCTACGTAGGTGGCGCCAACGGAGAGGGTGGGTGTGACGATGGAGACGATAGTGTGACCGCCTACGGAGCCGATGTGCGTCTCGCCCGCTCGCACTTGTGTTTGGTAGATCATGTCAGCCTCCCGCGGCTTCTACTGCCACGAAGCGCTCGTAGAGGCTGAACTCCCGGTCGGTCACGCGCTCCTCAGCATCCAGCGCCTTGAGGGCATCCGCGATGATCTTGTGCGCCACCGGCCCGATCTCGATAGGCACGGCACGCGAGGTCTCCCACGTTACCGCCGTCCCTTCCTGCTTCAGGCCGAACTCTGCTATCTCTTCCTCGTTGAAGTGCAGAGCGTCCCGAAGCTGGCGGACTACTTTCATGGTGACGAAGGTGCCCGACTCGGGCAGGATGCTGAGTAGAACCACGCGATCGACGACCGAGAGTTCAACCATGACTCATTGCTCCTTACGCAGCCTGCCACACAGGGAAGTAAGAGACCTTGCCCGTGTTGTCTTTGATGATCGCCCACTTCGCCACGTTGAGGGTCCCGCCTGAGAGCCCAGCAGGCCCCAGGTTGGTGAACGTGACTGCCGTGGTGCTATTAGCGGCGAACTGAGCCGCGAGGCCGAACTTCACCTGGCCTGCCACCGGTGAGCCACCCGACCCAACCGTGCCGGGCACGAACACAACATCGCCACCAGCACCACCTGTGTCGCCAGCGCCACCGTTGCCAGCAGTGAGGGTGATACTGCCACCCGCGCCGCCAGTGTCGGTGCCGTCCTGAGCCGCACCACCGATGCCCGCCGTGACGGCTACACTGCCGCCCGCGCCACCAGTGTTGACTCCAGTAGAAGTCGTGACAGCGCCACCAACACCCGCGACCAGGCTCAGCAGTCCACCGGCGCCACCGGTGCCCGTGCCGTTGCCCGTCACTGCCGAGACAGCGCCCGCACCCGTCGTGAACGTCAGCGCCCCACCGGCGCCACCAGTGCCCGCCGTGGCAGCCGCGGCGGCCGTACCGCCCGCGCCACCAGTGAGAGACCAACTACCGCCGATGCCACCAGCGCCCGTGGTAGCAATGGTTGTGAATCCACCCTGCCCACCGACGATGGTTGCCAGCGCTCCAGCCGCCGTACCTGTCGCGCCGGTGACGTTCGCCGGCTTGACACCTGTCCAGGTGATGGCATTGGTCGCCGCTGCCGTGGTCATGCCCAGGCCACCCGTGATGGTGCCAGGGGTGACGGCAGCCAGGACGTTGAGTTCTGCGGCGGTCGCGGTGAGCCCGGTACCTCGCAGAGTGACCGTGCCGCCCACGCGCCCGATAGCGACGTTGGAAGCGACGGCAGTACCGATGCTGATGGTGCCAGCAGTGCCACCGCCAGCGGACCCGGAATCCATAGTGATGCTGCCCGAGGTGCCAGCAGCGCCGATACCAGAGGTGATCGTGACAGCGCCGCCCGTGCCGGTTGCCCCAGCGCTGGCACCGCCGGTGATGATTGCCGCGCCAGCAGTTCCAGCGCCAGCAGCACCCGCGCCACCGATTAGGCTGGCAGCACCCGCGACACCCATCGTGTCGCCAACACCACCAACACCGCCGGTAATGGTGACAGCGCCGCCAGCACCACCCGTATCAGTGCCACCAGCCGAAGCGCCACCAGTGCCACCCGTGATAGCCACGGCGCCACCAGCGCCGCCCGTGTTGACGCCCGCACTCGTGGTGACAGCGCCACCAATACCGCCGGCCAGGGTGAGCGTGCCACCGGCACCGCCCGTACCCGTGCCCGAACCAGTGACGGCAGAGGCCGCGCCGGCACCTGTGGTGACAGTGATCGCACCGCCAGCGCCGCCCGTGCCTGCTGTGGCTGCAAGTGCAGCCGTGCCACCGGCACCTGCAGTAAGGGCCAGAGCGCCGCCAACACCGCCCACACCCGTAGTCGCGATGGTAGTGAAGCCACCCTGGCCGCCTACCCATGTTGCCAGTGCGGCAGCCGCGGTGCCCGGCGTGCTGGCGACGCTAGCCGGCTTGCTGCCGGTGATCGTCTGTTGGAGGCTCGTGCCGAGCACGACAGCCTTAGAGGCTGCGCCAGTGCCAGCGGTCACGCTGGCCAGTGCATTGAGTTCCGCCGCAGTGGCGGTGACTTCGGTACTGTCGAGGTAGAACGCCCTGAGCACGTTTAGCCCATTGCGGAATGTGAGATACCGACCAGCCATTCCGTTCTCCTCGCCGCGCGCGACTAAGCGCGTCGGCTCGGCCTAGACTTGCTAGACCTTGATGAAGATGGTCCGCGACTCGTATTCGGAGTCGCCTGCTTCTACTGAGTAGCCGTCCTCGCGCGTCAGCGGGACGCTACCCATGCCGCCCTGCGCCGACGCTGCCAGTTCCTTCGCCCGTTCGGCGTAGTTCTGCGCTCGCTGCCCATACTGGACGCTCAGGCCGTCGGCGCTGAAGCTGGCAAGCTTGGCGTACTTCCGTGCTAGCCAGTTACAGGCGTCCACCGCGGTTGCCTTGACGTTGCTGCCACGCTGGGCAAGCATCCAGGTGATCTCAGCGTCCTCAAGTTCATAGGCGGTGGCTTCCGTGTCGTCGAGCATGAAACGGACCTGGCCGAGCGCCGTTGTAAGGTCGTAACTGAAGCTCATGCCTTCGCCCTCCGTGTCCGCTTCGCTCGCACTGGCACAGTTGCCGCAGCGGGTGCCTCGGAAGGAGGAGGACCGGGCACCCGCTGCCCCGCTTCGAGCAAGCCGCGAATGGCCTGCAACTCCACGAGAATACCTTTCAGCAAGGCGGCCTCTTGGCTATGGGTAGCCATCGCTTCCAGGTTCATGCATTCTCCACAACGGGGACGGTAGCGCCCGCCCCCTACTCAGTCGGCGGCCTTAGGTGATCGTAGGATCGGCCCAGGTGTTGGCGTGGTTCTTACGGATGACAGCACCTACCCGGTTGGCGACCGCGAATCCCCACTCCGAGTACAGGATTGCATTCTCGAAGGGGAACTGCCTGATGCCCATGTCGGACGCCAGCATGACAGCACCGGTGCCGTAGCGGGGGTTGGTGCGCAGGGCCAGCGGGTTGCGCTGATCCAGGGCACCATAGGTCTTGTAGAGCGCCCAGAACAGGGTGGGGATGCGCCCACACGCGCGCACGCGGCAGAGGCCGTAGCCGGTGTCGATAGCGCCGATGTACTCGTCCCCGAGGTCGGCCAGGTCGGCCGTCATGCCGTAGCGGATGCTAGGCGCCGCCTTCGGCACCCAGCCGGTGATGTCGCTCGTGTCCGTCCAGTCGGCGATGTCGGCGTAGGCGATCAGCAGGTCGTAGGGGGCATCGTAACCATGCTCGAAGAGGTGAGCCGCGGCCGCTTCGATGCCTGCCTGCACGATGCCGTCGTAGAAGTGAATGTGGTCGTGCGAACTGGTGAACGTGCCCCCACGGTCGGGGACGGCGATGGGCACGTAGGTCGAGTCGGCCGTGCCCGCGTCAGCCAGGGGCATGGAACGCCCCGAGGCGACGGCGGTGTAGGTTGACTTGAAGAGGCGGGTGAGCGCGAGCTGCTGGAACTTGTCACGGACGTCGGCCATCGCGCTGGCAATGTCGGCGTCGATCTGTGGCCGGCGCGCCTTCTGGAGGAAGTCCCACGTCCAGCCCAGGCCGCGGTCGTAGGCGTCCAACGGGATCATGTGCCCCGTGGTGGCGCCACGCTTCTGATCCGGGCGGCTGTACTCAGTGTGCGCTTGCATGCCGTTGGTGACACCGATGGCATACTCCGTCGAGAGTTCCACGGTAGGGAACATCAGACTCGCCATGAGCGGGTCGGTGAGCAGGGCGGCGTTGGCCATGACCAGGCCGGCGGCGATATCGCTCAAGAGCTGGTCGTAGGTCTCACCACTCTCGAGCCGCACCCGTTCCAGGTAGGCCGCGTCGATGTACGTCGGCAGGGCAAGTTGCTTGAGATCGTTTACACCCAAAGTAGCCATGTTCTCTATCCTCTCAGTTACTCATCACTCGTGGTGCTAGGACAGCGAGACCCAGATCGGATGCACGTACAGCACGCTCGCCGAGAGACCGATACCGATGATCGTGCTCTTCGTCGCCGCTGTGGTGGCAACCACGCCAGCACTGGCCTTGCAGAAGAACAGAGCGTTCTGCGCCATGTTGGTGCTGTAGCCGGCGACCGGCCCCTCCATCACGATATCGACGTACTCGCCCGATGCGGCCGCCGTGCTGCTGGCGCCGTTGTAGACCGCCACCAACACGCCGATAGCGAAGGACGTCGCGACCGCGGCGCCGTTTGCAGCGCTCACCGTGTCGGCTGCTGATAGGTACACTGGCGAACCCACGTCGATGGCGCCACCGGCGACGAAGCGCCGGATCAGGCATCCCGGCAGAGGTCGCACGTCGGCAGAGACAATCGTTACATCAGCCATTGCGCCCTCCTAGGTGAGCGTGACCCAGACTGGGTGTACACGCAGCACGGACGCCGACAGGCCGATACCGATGATCGTGGTACAGGTGCCGGTGGTCGTGGCGATGACTCCCGCGTCGTCGTCGACGTACAGCAGGATGTTGTGGGCGAAGTTGGTCGAATAGCCAGTGACCGGTCCCTCGAGCACCACGTCGACCATCTCGCCACTTGCCGCCTGACCAGCCGTGGCCGGGTTCATCACCGCCACGAGCACACCAATGGCGAACGAAGTGGCAACAGTGCTGCCGTCGGCCATACTCACCGTATCGGCAGCGCTCAGGTAGACGGGCGCCCCCACAGGGATCGTGTCCCCAGAGGTGAAGCGGCGAATGATGCAGCCATTCAGTGGCCTTACATCAGCCGCAACGATCGTTACATCAGCCATCGAAAACTCCTCGCGGGTATGGTTGCCCGCCTATCTCTTGATACGGAACCGATTCCTGATCTCTTCCTGGCGCGCCGGGTCCACTGCTGGCGCTCCACTGCCGCGACCATCGCCGGCATTCAGGTCGCCGGCCTGCTCGGGCTTGGCGAACAGGTAGGGCCGCGACGTCTGCAAGCCCTTGAGCACAGCATCCATACCCTTGACCTTGCCGTCCTCTGCCACGTCGAGCGCTGCCACTTCGGCGGCTACCAGAGCGAAAGCGTCGGCGCTTGCCACGTCCGTCGCCCACTTGAGCTTGAGCGTCGCCGCTGCGCTGCGGAAGGCTTCGCGTAGGTGGTACTGCTTCACCTTGCCCCGCTCACCATCCCGTTCGGCTATGGCTGCGTCGCGCTCCTTGGCGCGCTGCTCTGCCAACTCAGCGAACTTCTTCTGCTCTGCCAGGGTGGTAGCCTCAGCGTCGCCCTTGGCTTTGTCAGCCGCTGCCTGCTGGCGCTTCTGCCAACTCGCCTCAGCGCGTGCGAGACGGTCGGCTATCACCTGATCCATGTGTGCCTGCTGCTCTGGCGTGAACGTGATTGTCCCGGCGTTCGGGCTCGCGCCCCCGGTGCCGTCGCCCGTAACGTTCGCGTCTGCCTGCTGGCTATCGGCTGGGTCTACCTTCACTTTGTGCTCCTTACCGTTTATGCCGCCCGTCGGCGTAACTGAGTCTTGGAAACAAAAAGGCCCCTTCCGCCTGGGCCATTCGCTCCAGGGAAAAGGGGCCGGGAACCGCTAGGGTTACTGGCGTATCGAGTTGGGTACTACCGTGCTAGACCATACCGCCTCTCTATCCAGCGCACTACCATCAGCAGTGCCTGGCGCAGCACCAGCATGAACTCGCGAAGATCGTCCCGCGATTCACTGTCAGTCATGCTACGCTGCCTCTTGCAATCGCGCCAACGGCACAACGGCCGGGCTGTCGCCCCAGGTGTCCGAGTGCGCCGTGTAAGCCATGCGCTCCAACGGCACCTGGCCGTCACGCCACAACTGGTAACGAGCATCGCCCATGATCACGCGCTGAGCCTCAGGGTCCTGCTGCTGCAGCCACTCGCGGCCCGTCTGCCATTGCGGCATCTCGAAGCCCTTGACGATCGGGCATGCTGTGCATCTGCCCACAGGGTGATCTTCCATCTCACTTTCTAGGGTGTATATCGTTCCATCCTGTATCAGGCAGGCCAGGCAGGTGCGCCCGTCCTTGGCAGCCATTCGCCTGAATCCCGTCACTACACCCGACTCGCGATACTCGGCGACATTGGCGAGCCGATATGCCCTGAGGGTTTCCGATCGCGCGATAACGAGCGCCTTCTGCAACCCGCCTGCTAGCCCGTCACGCATGGCCAGCGCGGTCTTGCGCGGGTTCCAACCCAGCGCCGTGCCGCGCACGAGGGCATCGGTCAGCCCTTGCACCGACTCAGGCGCCAGGGCCCTGCCCTTGAGCACAGCGAACAGTGGTGAACCGTCGCCCGCCATGCCGGCCATGAACTCGACGGCGTCGACCGGGATCACACCAAAGGCGCTACTGATGCCGGCAACGCGAATGGTCGTCACCGCGTGCTCGATGCCCATCTGCAGCATGCGCTCCTGCTCAGCGATGATCAGCCCCTCAGCGTACGTGCGCTGGTAGCGCGTCACCTGCGCCACTACCTGATCGCGCAACTCGTGGTAGCTGTCCAGGCGACGGATAGCGGTGATGCTCACCGAGGCCCCGTCGGCCCGCCGCTGTACCATCTCTGCCGCCAATGCGTCGATCAGGCCAGTGAGATACACCTCGACGTTGCGCCAGCGGGCCACCATGGCGGCCATCTGCGCCGCGTCACGGGCATCTAGTTCGCCCTTGAAGACGCGGGCGACAGAGGCTACCAGTGACTCAGGACCGGGCATTGCCACCCGCCTGCCGCGTCGCCGGCCCTGTCTCCTGTTGCTGCTGCGCCCCGCCGCCAGCGTCAAAGTCCCGCTGTGCCTTGAGCAGTTGCACTGCGAGCGTTGCCTGCTGTGCCTCCGCCTCGGCCTCCTTATCGGCCATCAGCGTGTCTATCTGATCCTGTGTCCAACCGCGCTCCCGCAGTGCTGTCACCAGCGGCATACCCGCGGCAACGTCAGCCTGGGTTATCTGCGCTTCTCGCAACTCGTCCCGTGTCCCCACGGGCTTCCACTGCGCCTGCAACCGCCCGGCGTATTGCTCACTGCCATATGTTGCCGCCAGCCGTGCCGAGAGGTAGACGACGTCCTCCCAGGCGTTGCCGAATATGCCATGCTTGCGCTCGCACTTGCTGATCAGGCCAAGCTCTTGCATACGCAGCGACTCGCCCGAGGGCTGATCGGCACCGATGGCCTTGAGCAGGTACTGCGGCGTGCGAGACAGGGCGGCTATGCACTCAATCCAGTAGCGGCAGGTCTCAATCATGCGTGTCAGGTCGGCGCCTTCGATGGCCCCCAGCCGCGCGGCAGGGTCAGTGAGACGCATCATCTGCCCGGGTGAGATATTGACCGCCGTTTCCTTGCCCGTGGTAGCGTCTATGTCGGCCGCCACGCCGGAGGCATAGAGGATGCGAAAGCCGCTCGTGTCCGCCCCGGCAATCAGGTCCAGGTCAGTCTTGTTCAACAGGTCCTGGAGGCTGACCACATCGGCTATCTCGCTGCCGCCAGTGTTGCGGAACGCGATAACCGGCAGGCCTAGCGGTGCGCTGGCGGCATCCACCCAGGGAATTGGCCACGCCGTATCCCCAGGATCGCGCCACTCTTCCCAGCCAGTCTGCTGCTGCACGCCACCGAGTTCGCCACTGAGGCCCTTGCCATCCCGCGCCGACAGGTACTTCTCAATGCGGTCAGGGAAGTAGAGGTTCAACCGCGTACGGCCGCTATTCCTCGGATTCAGCGGGTCGTACAACTGCCACCGCTTGCTCGCGAAGATGGCCTCGCCCGTTGTCGGGTCGCGGTGCATCTTGACGCCCTGCGTGCCATCGTAGGCGAAGTTCAACGTCCAGCGCGGCAGGCCGGTCAGCGGCCAGTCGACGATCATGTAGGCATCACCGTCGCGGCAGGTGGCCTCATAGAGGTCGTCCTGCACCGCGTCCATGCGGTTCGCTTCCCACCAGACTTGTGCCACTTTGGCGAGGGCTTTGCCGGCGGCCTCGTCTGCGCTGTCGTCTGCGGCAAAGCCCGTCACCTTCAGCCGCTCGACAACCGTGTCGACGATCAGGCCGCAGAGGTTGTGCGAGTAGAGGAAGTTCGCGTTCCGGGCGGTGAAGCCCATGAACTCCTTCTGCCGATCGGTCAGGTACACTCGCTGGTCGCCCTTGGCATAGTCGCGCAAAGTGCGCAGCCACTGCTCATTCTCGCTGTCCTCAGTAGCCAGCCACGACAGGTATGCGATTCGGGCCGAGGTGCGATAGTCCATCGGCACGCTAGTACTCCTGCACTGTCATACTCGAGCCGCCACCTACCATCTTGGCTCCCGACAGCGCCAACACCCATGCCCACCAACGGTCGGCGTGGTGCTTCTCGTTCGCCTCTGTATCAAAGACCATGTTCTTGCTCGGTGTGATATGCCGTTTGATGCTGTGTATCTGGTAGGCCAGGTCGCGATTCGCCGGGATCAGCGGCTTGCGCTGCTGGATCAGCATCTTGGCGTCGGTTGCCCACAAGGCCTTGGTAGCGTTCGTGAACGTAGCCGGCACAACCTTCGCCGGGAACGCCTTCGCCGCCGACTCTGCCAGGTTGCGGCCGATGCCATTCTGGTCGATCAGCAACCGAGCGATGGGTAGCTGCCTCAGCGCGTACACCAGCACCGACAACTGATCGTCGAAGTCCGTGTTATCCAACGTCACCGCCAGGCGCAACGGGTAGGTGTGCGTTGGCGAGATGCCCACCACGTAGAGCTCCGTCGTGTTGCGCGTACGGCCCACGTCCACACCCGCCGTCAGCACTAGCTCGCACCGGCCGGCCGGCACCCGTACACGCAATGCGTCGATGGCTTGTAGCCCCGAGTTGACACCGTTCACCATGAAACAGTCCAGGTCCGGCGCCGTGATGGCTTTGATCTCTTCCCAGGTGATCCAGGCCGTCGACTCGTCGACAAAGTCGCACTCGTATTCCTGGGCAAAGTCCTCTTCGAGCATATTGCCCTGGATCGACTGGATGCGTCCGTTGCCGAACCGCTCGACGCGCTCCGCTGTCGGCATGCCTGGCGCTGCAATCGACGCCCTGACAGGATCGACGCAGAAGGCGTACGTCTCCCACCACGGCGTCCGCTTGCGCTTGAAGCCTGGGTAGAGCCGCATGCTCTGGGCGTACACCTCCCAGAACACGCCCGAGGCGCCCAACGGCGACGAACCGATGCGCAGCCGCCCGCCCTTCGAGATCACCGGCAACGCTGCCGTGTAGATCTCGCGGTCGTGCTGCACGTGCGCGAACTCGTCCAGGTAGACGTTGCTGCGGCTGCGCCCGCGTGGTGGCGTCGCCGGGTGAGAGGTTAGACGGGCCCCGTTGCTGAACTCCAGCCCCAGCTCGTTGTCCCGCGTCAGTGCCGGCAACTGGATGCCGTGCAAGGACTCGTAGACCAGCCGCGCATAGCGAATCTTCTCTACCGCTTCCGTCAGATTGATGGACACGTAGATGCTGGACGTGCCCTCGAGCACCGCCTCGGCGATCCCCTCGGCCGCCACCGTCCAGGACCACGCTATCTGGCGGCTCTTGTCCTCGATGCGGAACGTCGAGTCGTCGCATAGGTGCGCGAGTTGGAAGTGCTCCCACCGCGCACCACCGACGCCGGTCGCCGCCTCGAGGTCGAGGTGGTCGACTAGCAACTGGCAGCGGTCTGATAGCACCCTCACGCATCACTCGCCCCGTCAGTCTCGAAGGCGTCTAGCGTGCCCTCTACCTCTTGGCGCCGGCGTGCTTGCTCAGCCTTGAACTGCGCTGGCGTGTAGCCGACGCTGTGGACGGGATCATCTTCCGTACCCGCAGCGCCCTGCCGCGGCGGCCCGTCGACGTGCGCATAAAGCCACTTCACGGTCTCAAGCCAGTCCTTCGGCTCAACATCAAACGTGCGACCATCGGGCATTGTCACCGAAGCCGACGTGATCACCTGCCACAATGCGCCAGCCAACCAGCGCTTACTGGAGACGTTCTTGCCGTCAACTAGGACTGTCTTGGCGCCAGCCCGTTCTAGTAGCGCGGTTAGGGCGCGGTGTTTCGGCGGGGTCCCCTTGGGGTTTCCGCTCTGTCCCGGCTGAAAGCTCGTTCGTGTCTTCGGCATTGCCTGTTTCCGCCTGTTCCGCAGGCTCTATACGTACTCGTAATACTCGCCCCCGCCATGCTAGCAGCGGCAGCGCGTTCAACAGTTCTGACTCTGGTAAGTCCAGTTTGATCCGAGCGCCGCCATCCCCGCTGATGGACCATGCTGTCTGTATGCCTGGCATGATCGCCAGGAACTCGGCACTATCTCTCACCGCTTCCCCACCCACCAGCGCCTCGGCCGTGGCAAACCGGCCTTCAGACGCCCGACCTGCTCGGCCACCGCAGAGATCTCCTCAGCCAACTTCTGTTCGGCCTCACCCTTCTCGGGCAGCGCATCGATCGCCTTGGCCAGGTGCCGAGCGGCTTTCGCCAACTGCCGGCGCACGGTCGTGCTTGTGGGGCGCGGGAGCTCGGGCAGGACGGCAGTGTCAGGTGCCATTCTGCCCACCATCAGGCGGCAGCGTCGCTGTCTTTGGCTGCCACGCAGGTGTCTCGCCTAGCTGCTCAATCTGACGTATGAGCATCCGGACACCCTTGCGCATCTCGATCAGCTCGCCGCGCGTCGTGACAAGTTCCTGGCGCGTGCTGGTCAACTCATGCCGGGTGCTCGCCAATTCCTGCCGCGTTGCCGCCAGTTCGCCGCGGGTACTTGCCAACTCTACGCGAGTTGCAGACAGGTCGACCCGCGTCTGCGCCATCTCGTGCTGCAGCGACAGCAGGTCGGCCGCGTGCGCCGCCACCTGGAGGCGTAGGTCGGCGTTGTCACGCCGGTACTGATCGAGTAGGCCACCTGCCGCGGCAGTGATCTTGTCCGCCGTCTCAGCCTCAGTGCGCCGACGAACGAAGGCACCTGTGATGATGCCAGCCGCTATTCCACCGATCGCCCCGATGATGGCTACGATGACAGCAGAAGTCATTC